CGCTAAACGAAGACTATCCCTTTCCCGCGACCAGCGAACAGTTAATAGAAAGGCTGGATGAGGCATACCCGCCCCGCTGTCTCAGGAAAGATGAGGATATAATTGACCACCATAAGTATGCGGCTGTCAGAGAGTTGATAGATAATCTTAAAGCTGCACTAGATGACTACCGTGAGGAGGCCTACAATGATACGACCAATGAGTCCGGCTGATGTGGAGTTCTGCATTAGCATGGGTCACGAAATGCATGAGGAATCTTATTTTCATTTCCTCGACTATAGTGACGATAAACTGCGCCGGTTGTGGACGTTAATCAAAGATTACCCCGACCAGTATTGCGCGTTTACCGCTGAGAAGGACGACAAGATCATTGGCTTCTTTATTGGCACTTGTCAGGAACATTGGTTCGGGCATGACCGTGTTGCGTGTGACCTTGCGCTATTCATTACAAAAGAAGAGCGAGGCGGTTCAGCCGCCCCCCGACTTATCAAAGCCTATGAAAGATGGGCAGAAGATGTCGGCGCAAAAGAGATACACATCGGAACATCAACTAACGTAAACCTTGAACGTGTGACCGCCCTGTTTAAGAAAATGGGTTACGGCGATGAAGCGTTCTATTTTAGAAAGAGGATTTAATTATGTGTGGAAGCAGACCATCTGCCCCGCCGCCACCTCCGCCACCTCCAGCACCACCGCCAGCACCGACTGCACCAGCCCCATCAGCAAGTTCATTGCCTGATGCACAAGGCTACATTCAGTCACGCCGCCGTAAGCGGCAGATGGCGCGGCAGAATCTACGGATTCAGTTGAATCAGGGTAACGGCATGGGAACGGCTGTCGGAACGGGTATTAACACTAACCAATAGGTGAAACATGGCAGAAACGGCACGATCCCGCTACGAACTTATGAAGCGGAAGCGTGACCCATATCTACGCAGGGCAAGGGATTGTGCCGCTCTGACAATACCGGCTTTGATGCCACCCGAAGGTCACAACGAATTTGCGTTGTTGCCTGAACCGTATCAAGGCTTGGGTGCTAGAGCCACAGTCTCCCTTGCCAGTAGGTTAATGGTCGCGATGTATCCGCCCGGAAAGGCGTCATTCAAACTAGATGTTCCGCCGGAAGCCCGTATTCAATCGGGTGAAATGGCATTGACGCCGGACATTGAACAAGGGCTGGTATTATCCGAAACGCTCATAAGTGCGGAAATAGAGCGGAAACAATGGCGCAGGGCAACAAACCTTGCGTTGCAATACCTTTTGGTGACCGGTAATTGCTTGGAGTATATGCAACCGGACAACACCATTCGCATCTTTAGACTCGACCAGTATTGTGTATCTCGCGATATGCAGGGCGATGTCATAGAGATTATTACTGAGGAATACCTTTCGCCTGAAAGTCTTCCTGACGCGGCTAAGAATATGATCACGTCAGATGATTTCAGTAGTAACCGTGTTCCGTTATACACACACATTCGCCGTAACAAGCGTATGGAATTTGATGTGTATCAGGAAATTAACTCCAAACGTGTGCCTAAGTCAGACGGCGTTTATAAGGTTTGTCCTTACAACGCGCTTAGATACACATCTGTAGTCGGTGAGGACTACGGTCGTGGAAAAATCGAAGAGCATCTTCCTGACTTGCGGACAATTGACGCGCTATCCAAATCATTGATTGATGGTGCGGCGATGGCGTCTCGCAATGTGACGATGATTAGACCGAACGCCGCTGGGGGTATCAACCTTCGTAGGCGTATCGCGAAAGCCGACAACGGCGACATCATTGTGGGCAACCCCGAAGATGTTGTAATGCTTCAATTCCAAAACAACAACGGTATGCAGCTTTGCGCCGCCGAACTAGAACGTCAGACACGCGAAGTGTCACAGGCATTCTTGATGGGCGCGGCAACTGTTCGTGACTCTGAACGCACAACCGCGTTTGAAGTCCGGCGCATGACTGAAGAACTAGAAGCCACACTAGGTGGTGTCTACTCGCAGTTGTCTGAAACAATGCAACAGGCGCGAATGAAACGCTTGATTATTCAGATGCAACGCGGCGGTCAGTTGCCACAGTGGCCGGACGGCTTAGTTGAGCCAGTTGTTCTTACTGGTATGGAAGCGTTAGGCAGAGAACAGGATGTCAATAAAGTCCAAGTTGCATTGCAGTTCTTGCAAGGAATGGGGCCTGACATGATGAAATACATCAAGATGGATGTCCTTCTTGGCAAGGCGTTTCATGGTCTTGACCTACCCGATGCCGTTCGTAACCAACAAGAGGTTATGGAAGAGCAACAGGAACAAGCACGTCAAGCGGCTCTTGCCGCCGGTGCTACTGTCGCAGCGCAACAAGCGGGCGTTCAGGGGGCTGATGCAATAATGCAGACGGCTCAAACTCAAATGACATCACAGTGAGGATTACATGAGTGATACACAACAAGCAACAAGCGTAGAGGGCGGCTCTGAAGAATACAATCAGTTGATGATTGATAAGTATCAGAACCAAGCAGCGGACGCAGAAATGGGCAACCAGCCCGACCCTGTGCCGGTTACTCCAATGCCGGACGGCGGTTTCGAAAAATTCTATAACGCCAATACTGGCGAATATAATTGGGAGAACCATGCCAAAGAACTTACTTACCGGCTACAAAATCAAACAGACAAAACTGAATATGATACGGAGAAAGCCGATAAGAAGGAACAAGAAGAGCAACAGGCAGTCAACGACATCATCACCCAAGCCGGACTCAACGGCGACACGCTCCGCTCACAACTTGAGCAAACGGGAGATTTGGATGATGAAGCCTATGCCGCGTTGGAGCGGGTCGGACTTCCGCGAGATATCGTAGAAACCTATGTTGAAAACCTAAACTTCAGACGTGAGTCTCAGATCAATCAGGCTCTCGACTATGTGGGTGGTGAACAGGCATGGCAAGAGATGTCCGCGTGGGGTGCTAACAATTTAAGTGAGGCTGAGATCAATCAGTATAACGAACTGTTAGCCACACCTGAGTGGCGTATTGCTGTCGATGCAATGCGTGTTCGCATGGGTGACGCCGCGCCTAATCGCTCTCCTGAACCCTCTTTGGTGTCAGGTCAGACACGGAACGGCTCTACGTTTGGGTATCGCTCTAAGTCTGAAATGAAGAACGATATGTCTGACCCACGATATCAGTCAGACCCAGCATTCCGCATGGAAGTCATGCGTAAGATGCAGTCTGCAACGTGGGATTTAGACGCG